CTGCCCTCACGAGGAACGTGTCTCTTACAGCACCTTAATTTGTCTGCCTGTACTATCGGCGACCTACGATCAGGTTTCCGTGAAGGCATGTCCACGCTGTGTGAGCTTCATGGTAGGACAGGGGTTGGAGAATCTGGAGAGTACTTATCGCCAGATATCGACAGGCAAGTTGGATTCGGACTCTTAGGTCTAGCCAACTTCTTAGCAAACAACAACATAACTTACGCCCAGTTTGGCGAAGCTCTTAAAGCAACTAACAATGCTGAGAGTTACGAAGGTATCGCGGGACTAGCTGCACGTGAACTTTTTCTGGGCGTACAAGAAGCAGCAAACATAGCAAGAGAAAACAACATGGTTAGAGCATTTGCCATAGCTCCAACTGCCAGTTGTTCATACAGAAGTAAAGACATAAATGGATTTACTGCAACACCAGAAATTGCTCCACCTATTTCAAGGACAGTGGATAGAGATTCAGGTGAATTTGGAATAGAGAAAGTTGAATATGGCAACGTAGAGATCGCATCCGAGGTTGGATGGGAGAGTTATAAGTTAGTGGCAGATCAGATAATGATCATGCTAGAACGAACAGGCTTGCTTCATGGCTATAGCTTCAACAGTTGGAGCGACATGGTGACTTACGATGAAGCATTTATAGAAGAGTGGTTACTCAGCCCACAAACTTCTTTATATTATGCGCTTCAAGTCATGGACAATACACAGGATAAAACAGATGCTTATGCAGCATTAGATGACACTGCTGTTGATGATTATTTGGCACAGATTATGAGTAATAAACCAGACGAAATATCTTGTGACTGTCAACAATGAACCCCTACGAAAAATTATTAAATAGAAAACGAACTTGGACTCCCGTTCAACCTACAAAAGGAAAAGTAAAAGAAGGTGCTGAAGAAACCATCAAACGTGCTCTGGCAATACGTCATATGGAGCTACCAGTTGGAGAATTTATTGCACAAGGCTTGGAGAAAGAAGTCCCGCAGTCAGCGAGGACACTTCTTGAGTCAAACGTTAAAGACGAGATCAAACATGATAAAGCTTTGGGTTTCATTGTTGAATCCCATGGCTCTAATCCAACTGCTGAAAACGAAGGAAAACTATTAAGAGATGCTTGGATACAACACCCAGACCACACCATTACAAAAGCCTTGGTTGCAGAACGAGCTATATTCTTTGTTCTACTGCCTTTGTTTAGGTTTACTGGTGATGCTGCTCTTAGAACAGTATCAGCTGATATTTCCAGAGATGAACAAATCCACGTTGCGACTAATAGTCTCGTATGTCGTGAGCTGGGTCTTGTTCCTAGCAATTCTCTGGATAAACTTCGGAAAGCAACTATTGCATGGGTAATGCAACCACTTAAAGAAAACAAAACCGATAAATATTTGGACAAAAAATTTTGGCTGGATGCGAGTGATCGGTTGATGTATGAAGGCA